TCATTTATCTTCACCTGAACTCCTTGAGGTCTCACATACTCCTTAGGCCTCTCAAACTTCTTGAACCTGAACTTGTAGATGTAATATCTGGTTCTCTTACTCCACCACTCTTCAGCCTCCTTATCCGTTACGAGATGATACTTCTTCAGGTTCTGGAACCCGTTCTCGTCCACTTCAGTAATTCCCGTCAGAGTTATAATCCCATAAACTTTATCTCCACATAGGTACATAGGATGGAACAGTAAATTATCAAAACGTCTTGCTTTTACGATCAGAGTCTTCATACCTTTCCATATCAGCTTCGCATGAGGCTCTACGAGATATAGACCGTCTAATGCTTTTGATAGAATTATTCCCTTCCTCGACAACCTTCTCGATACCTTTCTGAATAATTCTTTAGCATACTTGTTGTATTTCTCAGGATGAAACTCTATACCTCTTCTATGCAGTTCTTCGGCTATCTTCGTTGCTACATCAACAAGCTCATCGTAACTGACCCTGATGCGTTTTCCCATTTTCTTAGAAGAGTAATACGCAAAGCTCCATCTGTAGTCATCCTTAAGCACGTCTGTTGGTTTATCCTTGGGGTTATACGACTTTATCTCCTCAAGCTTCATCACTCAGGTTCTCCTCTTGTGCCATGGGGATATCTTTCTACGGTTGTTCCACTTATTATCCTCTCAGTCGCATCGCTCACTTTAGGCTTCTGAGGAGTCTTACCTTTAGGCCTCTTCTTCTCGGGCACTTTTGATAATGTGGGTTCCAATGGAATGACAAGCTTACCGTACTCATTGAACCTCACATCGAATCCAGCATTCCTCAGAGTCAGTAAAGTGTCAGCATCTATCTGTCTTATCTGAGCCTCCCTAAGCTCATCCTTCTGCTCTATCGGGTTGAATACGAATAACCAATCCGTAATTCCGAATTTCGGAAGCAGGAAGTTATTGAACATCTCCTCCTTATCACGCTGTATCTCTCTTATCGTCCTATTCTGGACCTCTAGACGAATGTATGGGGCAACTGAGGTGCTCTTGCCTCCTCTGCTTGAGAATGAGATTGAGAGTGGTTGTACTCCGAATACTGCACAGACGGCCTGTATGTAGATCATGTAATAATCGAGGGCCTGCATCTCTGAGAGGGATGGCATCGCCTTAATAAACTGTATCGGTTGCTCAGATCCCAACATCAGTGTCCTAATCGTTTTCTTTGTCCTGAACCTTCCTTTGAGATCCTGAACCTCCTGCCTCTTGAGGTCAGCCTGTATCTCAGCTTGCAACGCCTTTATCTGATCCTGAGAGTAACCCGGGAAGTTCAAGATGCCACCAAGCTTCCCCTCACTATACGCATCAAGATTGTACTCGTCCATGACTTTGATAGTGTGGATAAGATCCCAGACAGCTGTGATTTTGGGTCTTCCAAATATCTCTGGTAAGACCCGTCCTGTTGAGCCGTGAACCATCCAATCCTTGGATGAGCGAGCTGTAATCTCTCCATCAACCACCTGAACGTAAGCCGTTCTCTCGAGTGGAAGACCGCATTTAGGGCAGTTCCCGGGCTTCGTGTAATACTCATCTGGTGTATAACAGAGCGGACAATAATACTCTTCCACGCCCAATCTAGCGAATTCATCTACTATCGGTCTCCAATATCTCGAGTCTTCAACTCTTATCTCTGCTGGTTTCAACTGTATCCCATCTTCAGTCTCTATCTTCGCAGGTAGTATGGATACATACCAATCGTCAGCTATTACATCGTGATAGACGATGCTACGCATGAGATCTCCGAAGCTATAGTCTGAGTTTGGATGTTTGATGAGTTGGTCGAAGATGAGAGCCTGAGCCTGTGATGGAGGTCTGGTCTCACCACCGCATACCGGACACTTATCCCTCGTCTCCTGAAACTCAGCCCCACATTCCTTACACTTCGACCTGAACCTCGGCTCACGTCTCCATCTTGGTCTGACTACTTCCTGAGTGATAACTCTCACAATTGCCTGTATGAGCCAAGACTCCTCAGCAACCTCATATATCGTCTGATAATTCCATCTAGGAGCTCTGGGTTGAGGTTCAGGACTCAAGTGATAAGAAGGAATTACTGACCTAGTGGATTTCTCTATGATTGCAGGTGGTTTCTTTCCCACCCAAGGCAATCCGTCTCACCCTTCCTTACTCAGTCTTCTCTTTCTCGATTATGATCTCAACCCGTTCTAACATTACTGCCTCGGTAATATCTGAACCGTTTATAATAATATGGATCTCCTCTGGCTTGGCATCTATCTTCATCCCAAGGACTTCTACCCTACCATCTGCATCAGCGTAAAATACCCGTTTCTTCATATCCTTCCCTCACTTTAATTTCTTAAGACATAGATTAAAAGCTTTTGGTTGTAGTGTTAGTTAATATGTTGTATTAATTTACCAATCACCAATCGAGGAATGCGAATCCCGGTCTCGATGAGCCTCGTTTGAGGGCCCAAGCTGCTAGTGCCAGAGCAATCACGCAGTCATCATGATACCCTCTGGGAGCCTGATACTTATGTCGTCCCGATGGTGTAGTCTCTATACCAAACATCTCAAGCTCTGCTAGTAGCTCTGGGATCTCCGGAAATGTAATGTCCACCTGCTCTATCATAATTGCTAGGTTATCTATCAGAGCCGTCTTCTTGCTCGGACTCAGATAGTATGGTCTGACCTTGCTATATGAGCTCAGGATGAAGTCATAGAGTGGGTCTCCTAGACCTGTTGAGTCCACTATAAGCTCTGCGTTATACTGACTCACGAGGTTGATAACCCGTCTGACTTGAATAGTCCAATCAACGCTCTTGAATCTGTCCCATGCTACAACGTGACCGTTAGTATCTAGTACAAATACTACAGTGAAGTCCGTCCTCTTACCGAAGTCAGCACCTGCTACATACTCCTTATCCTTCATCGGTAATTCGAAGTCTCCCTTAATGTTCATAATCTTGTTGGTCTCTGGGTGTCTCCTGAACCTGAAGACTGAGCCCAAGTCTGATAGGAATTCAGCTCCATACTCCTGCCTGAAGAGTCTCTCGGGCATACCTTTCTGTGCTGACTCTATCTCACTCTTCGGAATATATGGATTCGTCCAAGTTGGGAAGTGGAAGCTCTCCCATTCCCCTCCTTTAATCTTACCCATCATATACACTTCATAGAACCAATTGAGACCTTTGGGAGTGGAGATGAAGAGAGCTTTGCCGAATTTGTCGGGATCTGATAGCCTCGGTCTCACACACTCGAACCAGACTTCACGCCTCATTCTGGCCGCCTCATCCAGCACCACGAAGTCGAGACCTTGTGCTCTCAGATGCTCGTAATCCTCCGTGCTCTTGAACCAGATCCAGCTATCATTTATCATCTTTATCGCTTTCTCAGAATGGTTCACTTTGGAGATTAATGCTTTCGGTATCTCGTCCAGAAACATCCTCCATGCTACGAGGACTTCTGACCAAGATGGAGCTAACCACCATACCTTTGCTTTAGGCTTCCCTAGATACCACAGACACTCATAGATAGCCATCTTCGTCTTGCCCCATCTAACACCTGCCCTCACCACTCTGAATCTTGCCTTACTCCGATGTACCTGTATCTGACCCGGATGTGGTTTGTAGTTTATGATGACTTGTTGCACAGACATTCTTTCTCCAGCTCCGACAGTATGAATCCATACCTTTTTGACATTTCCTTGAGTATCAAATCTATCGTTCTTATCTTCTTCTCATAACATTTTCGTTCCTTCAATAGGAACTTCACTAGCTCCTTGACATCTTTCTCCATTTCTATCTATCCCTCTCTGAGATAGTCAGATATTCTTGGTGGTTTGAAGAGGTAATGATGGATCATAATTCTGTCTCTATCGTCTATGAAGAGTATTACGCCTCCGATGTGAGGCTGGAGCTTGCCGTAAAGTCTGATGGTGTTCTTGTAAGGGAACCACGCACACCACCCCGGTACTTGTAGGATGTGTTGGTTCGGTAAGTGGATGTGGATGAAGCGATGCCAATGAGCACGAATCACTATGTCGGGCAAGAAGTCTAAGTCTCCGAGGCCGTATGCTGCAGCCTCGAACAATGCTTCTCTATCCATCAAGGTAGTACGGTAAATGCTCGCTCCAGATACTCCATGTGCGAGGTTAAGGATTCTGTTAGTTCCTTTCAGTTTGATATTCGCCATCAGTCCGTGGAAGTGAGCCTCTTTAGCAACACTCCTTAGTTCGTTAGTAAGGTCATAATGTATCCGGGTGTCAATTGATTCGTGATATGGAGTTCCGGATAGACAATGGACTATCCTATTCGTGCAGATTTTCGATAATAGGACAATCGCAGCTTGCTTCTGCTCATCAAGATCCGGAGTAATTGTTCCTATGCCTCTCCCAACAGGGTTATTTCCCTGTATTATGTCTCCCAACAGAATCACCGTATCTACTCCCCATGAATCACAGATCTTCTCCCACTCAGTCCAATACTCGTAGAGCTGAACCTGTCCCGGGTTCCTCATCGCACTCAAGTCATTCCCTTCGTTACTAATTACGTTGGGTGGGAATATTGCGAATCTAGAGCCAACGTGAGTGTCTGCGACGAATGCTACCACTCGCTTGAACTCTATTTCCAGCTTCCTCGGTTCTTCGGGGAAGTTCCATCTATGCTCGTTCATCCTTCATAGATCTCCACGAGTTTTTTCAGAAGGTCATAATCAACGGATCCTTCGGGAAAGCTCAGACCCAGCGATCTAGCCTTGTGCATAATCGCTATCGGAGATCTACCCAGCACCCTGCTCAATTCAGTATTTGGTATCTTGCCGTAATACTTCTTCAGGACCTCCTCTTCTTCCTGAGACCACTTCTTATAGATCGTTCCTTTCCTTTTCGCCACCCTTCTCCCTCCTTATCGGTATTCTTATAAACATCTCCTCCTTATTCTCATCTCCCAATCCAGCTCCCCACACAATCTCAAGTCTTGGTGGAGATACCTCTTCTCCAAGCAGTTTCGACCTGTCTTCAAGTATTCTTAAGAAATCCTTCAAGGTCATCTGTTCGAAGAATTGCTCCGGGTTCTGACTGAAGTACTCCAAGAATTGATCGTAGTATTCGAGTGTAGAGAGGATCTTCTTCTCAGTTCCAAGCTTCTTAATCTTCTTGATCTGTCTTATCTCCTCTGCAAGGTGGTTCTGCTTATGTCGTCTCACCGAATCGTAAGGTAAGTTGAATTTCTCTGCTACAGTCTTAATTGGTACCCCCTTC